CTCGCGTTCCCGCGAGATGGTGTCCGACGCCATGTGGTCTCATCTGATATGCGCGCGATTCCCTCTGTATCCGCGCGCATTGATAGGAGTCGCGCGCGAGACTCTGTTATTGCTTGAAGATCGCGCGCATGACGGACACGCCGCAGCGTATCACGCGCGGTCTAACGTAAAGCCAGAAGAAATCGCAGATCCCACGTCACGCATTATGATGAGCATCAGCGCCGCTGGATTTATTGATGGACTGATCAGCATATCGCGCGTGCATCCCATATTGCGCGGAGATATTATCATCGATGATTATGGAACAAGCGCGTTCGACGCGTTTATCTTCGATGGAGAATTCGCGCATCGATGCGCTGCAGACATATTCTTGTCGATGATCGAGCTTCCACGTGCGATAAAAATTGGCGCCGAATTTAACGCCGAATACTTCAAGTGCGTATTAAATGGCTTCGCGCAAGTCAATGTGTTTCTCGATGTGAACCGCGCGAATTATACGAGTATTCGAATGTGCAAACCAATAGCGCAGTCATTGACGCTCTTTGCGCCGGTTCTCGATTGCGGTCGATGTGTTCTCGTACGCGGTGACAAATATTGCTTTGTGTCGCGCGCGAATTGCGCGACTCTTGATGAAATACTCGCGCATGCGAAAAATCAACCCGCAAGGGTTGACAATTCCGATGAGATCACGTGTGAATTATCATTCCCATGAGCGCCAGTGTCGCGCGAGTCCCTACTTTTTGAATTTCGTGTCTTGATATCATATCAAGAAGTACACGCATGGCAGAAACTCGTGTAGCATCGCGCAAGAACCAACCGCAGATCATATCGTGTTCGCGCAGAACCGATATACCCGCGTTCCATCTTCCATGGCTACTCGCGCGCATCGAAGAAGGCCACGCGGATGTCGAGAACCCGCGCAATCCCTCACAAGTCTCGCGAATTTCATTGGATCCGCGCGAGGTCCGCGCGATTGTCTTGTGGTCGAAAGATTATGCGGAATTCATCCGCGAGTTTGAGAGACCGGATAGCGCATTGCACCGTTTCGATGCATTCGTCTTGCAATTCACACTCAACGGTCGCAGCATTGATGAAGTGTCAGGGCGCGCGCCGTCATCCGCGTTCCTCGAGCCGGGTTTGCGCACATCACTGCGCGAGCGCCTCGAACAAGTCGCATATTTCGCCGCAAACCCGCGCTTGCGTCCGGGAATTGCAATGCGCTTCGATCCAATTGTGCATTATCGCATTGGCGCCGCGGGTGTTATTCGCAATAATTTAGACGCGCTCGATGAGATCTTGCGCTATCTTACTGCGTTGCGCGTGCCCTATATAACGGTCGCGTTTGCCATCCAATATCCGCGCGTACGTTCGCGCATTCGCGCATATAACGCGCGACTTCCTGCACACTTGCGAATTACATTGGTTGATGTTGGACTCGATGAGCGCCGCGAAATACTCGCGATGATGCGCGATCGTGCGCGCGAATTCGCGGATGGTGACGAGTCGCGCACAGTTCACATACGCACGTGTTGCCCGACTGGCGATTACGGGGACATCGAAGACGTTTCTCAGGGCGCGTGCATCGATGCAGAACAAATCGGAAGGTGTCTTGAAACCGCGGATGCCCCGGCGCTTCGTGTGGGATCGCGCGCGAAAGACTCAGGACAGCGCGAGACCTGCAAATGCGCAAAGTCCGCAGAGATCGGAGGTTATACGGGATGTCATCACTCCTGCCTCTATTGCTACGCCAGCGCGGAACCCTTGGGTGATGAGGAATTCGCGCGCGTCCGCACGGCTCTCGAAGTGCAAGTGAAAAAATGAGCGATGTTTGCGAGTTTTTGTTGATATTTTTGAATTTGACTCAATGCATATAGTATATTTCCTTCATTATGACCGATTCGCGCATTGCATACCTCTCGGAACCCTCCGATGATGAACTACCGCCATTGGAAGAAGTAGGAGCGCCCAGTTATCGCAATTATGACGCACCATTTTGCGCAGAGGATCCATCGGCAGCCGCGCGCATCATCATGCATCCGCGCGAGACTTACGGTGCAACTTTCGCGCCTCCCAATGTTGTCGTGGGAATCGCGGGCATCATCGGTGCCGGAAAATCAACGCTGGCATCCGCGCTTGCAACTCGTCTCGGTTGGGATTGCATCGACGAACCAGTGAGCAACAATCCATACCTCGCGGACTTTTACAAGGACAAGGCAAAGTACGGTTTCGCAATGCAAATCTTCCTATTGCACCACAGGTTTCGCCAGCACCAATCGATGGTGTGGGGCAAGCGCAGCGCGATTCAAGATCGCACGATTTACGAAGACGTGATCTTCGCGAAGATGCTGCATGAATCGGGCGACATTTCCGATCGCGATTTCGAGACTTACTGTTCCGCGTTTGCGAACATGTCTAACTTCTTGCATCGCCCAGATATCATCGTGTATCTCGATGTCACGCCAGAAATCGCGCATGATCGCGTAGTCGCGCGCGCTCGCGGATGCGAACAAGGTCTTGTACCAATTGAATATCTGCGCGCATTGCGCGATGGTTATGAAGACTGGCTCGCGTCGGGAATTCGCGGGCGCATTCCCGTATTGCGCATAGATTGGAGTGGTGCCGCGAGTGACGAGAACATCGCGAGCGTCGCCGAAAAAATCAGCGCGATCTGCGCGGATACTCACTCGACATTCATTGTGTAGGCGATCGATCTCGTATCATTTTTTGTATCATTGGTAATCGGGACAAGGACGATGTGCGCATTGTACCACATCATGTAAACCGCGCGCACCAATAGGTATTACATATCTCGCGCGATCGCAGCAATCATTGTCAAACAATGCACCGACAATTCGCGCGTGATGATCGCGACAGCAATGATCGCGCGTGCATGATGAAACATCTGGAATTGTAATACGTCGCGGCGCGAGTGTATCGATCTTCCTCGCAGGCATAACGGCCCACGCGAAGATTGCAAGGATCACTGTGACATGCGCGATTATATCGCGCAGACGTTCCATGATGAATATATTCATCACGAACACATTCAAAAACATCCCAATACGAGGTTGTAGGGGCGCAGCGTGGCGAAGCAATTATGCAATCCCGCCACGCGTGAGCCCCTACCAACGCGCCACAACATCGCGCGCGGCTTGCGCGGTCGCGAGTGTGCGCTCACCAAATCGTTGAGAAACCTCGGGGTCATCCGCGAATTGTTCGATGACGCGCGAATAATTGCAGAGTGCATGCGCGATGAACCCGCGTATAATTGCGTCGTTCTCATCCACGCGCGCGAGTGGAAAGGAGAAATTGAACCAGTGCATCTGTGGTGCAATGTCTGGATCCTCTGCATACTCGACAGAGAAATTCTCCGGTGCTGTAATCGCATCATATGTCATGCGCGGATGGAACACTGCGACATTATCACTGCGCGCACAATAGACCTCGCGTAAGTCCGCGGAAATCACAACGATCACTACTGCGTGTTCAGTGACCGGTTCGGCATCGGGGAACTCATCACTGTTTTCCGCAACAACTTTGAGCTTGATATAAGTCGCAATGACGTACTCGTTGCCGCGCATTTTATACTTACGACGCGCGCAATTTCAAATGTAAGGATGCAAAAAATGGTGCTGTCACGCGCGAGCATCACGCGCGATGCTCAATCAACATTCGCGCGATGTGAAACACGCAATAGCGCATTGCTTTTTTGTGCGCCTCGGCAATGTTCTGCGCGCCGAGTTGCAGCGCCAATTCGCACATCTCCATCACTCCGGATTCAACAGCCATGATAAGCATTGAGTCGACATCTCGCGCGCCCCATGAGTGCGCGAGTTTGCATATCGCGCAATGTCCACCTCTCGCGGCCGCGAGGAGCATCGCATTATAATTGCGCGCACCGAGACTGCGCGCATATTCGCACATTTCCGCGTGACCACAGCGCGCCGCTTCATTGAGCATCTCTTCGGCATGCGCGCGGAGAATCGCGGGATCATCAACAAGTTCGCACATTTTGCGCATGCCATGGCTCGCCGCAAATTTGAGTATGAACTCAGGACGCGCACCGGGTGCTGTTAATATCACCTTGCATATGTCGATGCAATCATCGCGCACTGCGATTTGCAATGCTGCCTCTGAATACACAGCGCCCCACTCGATGGCCTGTTCGGCTGCGGCGACATTTTTAAATTGTGCCGCAGTCTGCAACATCGAAGCTAAATAATTCTCTCTATAGAAATCAACGAGATCATGTATGAATTTGCAAATATGCAGATGCCCATACATGCACGCAGTGTTGAAAAGTGAATCATAATGGCGCAATCCCCATGAGAATGCGAGTTCACATACGGCAAGATGTCCGCGACATGCTGCAATTCTCGCCATTTCGCGTACATCAGTAGCGCCCGCGTCACGCGCGATGATGCACAGTTCGACATGACCACCGCGAGCGGCACCGATGAGCATCACATCCATATTCCACGCTCCGAGACTGCGCGCGTATTCGCACATTTCCATGCGACCTCCGCTTGCTGCGGATCGCAACATGCGGGCCCAATCATGCGCACCATGCGCAATCGCGAACTCGCATATTGCGCGATGTCCGTAATGTGCGGCGCACCTGAGCATTTTTTCAGCCCCCAACGCGCGGTCATCGAGTCGCGCGAATGCATACTCGCACATTGCAAGGTCACCGGCGCGCGCGGCTTGCGCGAGTAGTCGTAGCGGGTTAGTGTATCTTGGCGCCTCAAACAACGCGCGCAACTCGCGCGAACTCGCGCGTAATGCACAGGTTCCGAACGGCACCAATAGGTATGCGCCGATGATTTCGCGCGCAGGTTGGCACGCGCTGAGCAATGAGATGAGATCGTGAGCCATGGATCATATGTAGAGTTCGCGCGCATATTCAAAATTGAACACTACATTTCCCATTATATCGCGCACCATGGATTTAGTGACCGTTCGCATCATCAATAAATCGCGCAATCCCGCGCCGGCATATGCTACGCCGGGCTCGGCTGGAATGGATCTTTGCGCATCTCTCGATACCCCGATCGTACTTGCGCCATTCGCGCGTGTCATCATTCCGACCGAACTTTACATCGAATTGCCGCAGTATTACGAAGCGCAAGTTCGCCCGCGCAGCGGTCTTGCGGCGCGATGTGGAGTTACCGTTCTTAATTCTCCGGGTACCATTGACTCTGATTATCGCGGAGAAATCGGAGTTATTCTCATTAATTTGTCGCCAGATGCCGTATTCACTGTGCGCGACGGCGACCGCATCGCGCAACTCGTCATTGCGCCGATAACGCGCGCGATATGGGAAACTGCGCGCGAACTCGCGGGAAGTGCGCGCGGTTCCGGTGGTTTCGGAAGTACCGATGCAAAAAAGTAATCACAATCACTTGGTTTTGTGATTGTGATTACATTTTTTGGGTTTTTGCATTATGTGGTTTCTTTTTGTTTTTGTGAAAGGCGATATTGCCTTTCTGTGTTTTCTTTTCTATTGTTTATGGGTTTTCTTGGTTTTTGGTTGTTTTTATGGGTTTTTGATGAGATGCGCAGATCGCGCGAATAAATCTCAACATTGCAAAATAATATTTCGCGAGTGTATGCTTGGTTGTTGTTATGCTTGCATGATGCCTGTTTATTGTGACATGATTCTATTATAATGCGCAAAGTTTAGATGCGAGGAAAATTCGCGCGATAAAATTGAACTCGCGATTCATGAATTATACACCGGGCAATGGAACAACAGGTTGATGACTTTATCGCAACCCCGCGCGGCATGAACGCGCGCGAGTGGCTAGCGACTTTCGAAGCGCATTTCGCGGATCGCGTGGGCCCCGCAATGGGCATTATACATGAACGTGCAATGTCCCTATTGCACTCCGGAATGCATCCGGAGGATGTCGCGCGAACCATGAAGTTGCCAACGGACCTCTTAGCAACAATGATGGTTGCCGATATGGAGATAACCCGCGCGCATAGTCAACATGGCGCGGAGGGAATCGCGCGCATGCTTGAGCATGCGCAACGCGCGCAACAACCACGACGAGGCGCGCGAATCGTTTTACCACCGCACGCAATGGCACGCGCACCTGCGGATCTTGAGTCGATATTCGCAGGTCTCGCGATTCCGCGCGAAATGATTTCACCGGAAGAGAAACTTCGCGCAGATGTCTTTGCGGCGTTCGAAGTTATCTCGGGACACTCGATGATGATTCATTGATCGCGCGCGCAAAAAATAATGCAGTGGTGCGGTGCGTGGCGTGTGGTATGTGGGTACAAAGCCGAACCGACGCTGGCGATAAGCCGAGCAACTCACTCATTTTTTTCAAAATCCTTTGCCGTGTATTCAATCACTCAGACACACCCTCCAAGTACTCAATCACCGCGCGCGACATGCGCGTGACTTCTGGTTTAATTTCCGGATAACTAAGATAAGCTTGTAGAGTTTGTATTATTATTTTGCAGTCCCTCGCGTTCGTTGGGTCAATTCGTACGAGGTCCACGGCGACATCTCCAACGTAAACGCGGAGTGTATCATTGCTTGTGACCACGCGCTCACTTTCGCGCTCTTCGATACCCTCTCGCGCGATTGGCTCGGTATCGAGGATCGTGTAGTAAGTGTCACATGGATCATCACTCAAATTTATGACAGCATATCTGATCACTCGCTGAAGCACACCGGCTTTATCGCGAAGCCGCATGCAAAAGGGAATGATAATAGAGCACATCTGGGAGCTTGCGTAATACCTACGAAACCCATATTCAATTTTCACTGCCTTAACCTATGCGCAAAGGCAAAGCGGAAGGCCGGCGCAAAGTTAATGCGAGGCGCGAATGCAATAGGTCTGCGCGCCTTGATCATGGCGTATGCATCACCCGCATCGCAAACTTGGGTATCGTATAGATAACTCATCATCATAATCGCGCTGCGTTGCATTCCCGCTACGCAATGTATGAGTATTTGATCGTCACCTCTATGATGTTGTTCAATTATCGGCATCATTTTGCGAATTGCGCGAACCATCGCTACTTGTTTGCAAACGCGCGCGTCGAGATCATCGCACGGCATGATGTCGTCGATTGCAACGCGGTATTTATGCACGACAGATGCGATATCAAGGAATGGAACCAGCGGTGTGCAATTCACAACAACATTTATGCGATTGCGGATGATAAATTGCGGATTGAGCGCGGCGTACATATCGCCGAGCCACAAGCCCGGGAGTATTTCATTGGCATGCGCGAGTTTCAGTGCGCTCATTGTGATGCTATATATATTAAAAAACATTGTGTCTTTCTTACCGAGGGTGTAGGGGCGCAGGCGGCGCGCATAATTGCGAAACACGAGGTTGTAGCCTGAAAATTCAGCGTTGCGTGCAACGCTGAATTTTCGAAACGCAGCGTGGCTCGCATAATTGCGAAGCGAAGCGGAGCAATTATGCAATCCAGCCACGCGCGAGCCCCTACAGCCACGCGTGAGCCCCTACTACTGATACATGATTATGCAATCGCACGCGCGCGTGTTTCCATACAACTCGCGATAGGAGTATTTGTTTAATCTTACGGTAACCCACGCGCAATTACTGATCAAATCGCGCATTGTTGTGCGCGATGTATCACCCGCATAATTTATAAAGTCACATGGACACGGCATGTGTAGCCCGTAACCAACACACAGAAATATTTGTCGCCCGGCAATGTTCACTTCGACTTGATCAGTGTGGCTCGGTTTATCGATTGCATCGAGGAGAGTCGCACGAATCGGCATAATGTCGAGAGTAAATGGTGCAGTTTCCGCGCATTGTTCATCGAATCGCGCGATGTCAAGTATGGGAAAAGATGCATGCGTGACATCAACATCAACACCAGAGAATGTAACTGGCGCCACGCAATATTCGCGTACGACGAAACAATATGCGCCATCTGCGCGATATTTGCGCGTCATCGATGGTTTAACTCCGGCAGGTAACCTGAACTCGCGAGTGTCGATGGTGCTCAAATCTTCGAAAAGCAGCCATACATAGTCGTCATTAAGTATGTAGTGCAACACGCGATGTCCATCGCGATCGCCATCACCAGTAAATCCGCACGGATTCGCGAAATTCACACCGCATGCGCGCAGTCGCGTGTTAACTGCACGCAGCATATCGGATCCTTGATACGCAGGGTCGCAATCCGCGCTTATCGTGAATTCCGCGCGAATGTCCGCGCGGCCTCGCACAAACTTTCGCTCAGTCAGCGCGAGGAAGTACGAGTGCCATGATAAGTCGCGCGGTTTGTTCGCGACTCGCGCGAATTTCGCGCATACAACCGCGCGCCATGCATCGTCGGATGTCGCGTGCATCGCCATAAATGCGACCGTATCGCGCGCGTCTAAGAACTTGCATACTGACGCTTGCATGGTGTATAAGTGCCGCGCGCGAATTCAAAAAAACACCGCATCAATCACGGTATACAATTATATCACCATCGCGCATTCTTACCGAAATCCAATCATGAGTTTCGATGATTTCGCGAATGACCAATGATGCTTTTGCATCTCGTTCATTGACATAATCGCGCACTTCGCGCGAATGGCATAGTGATGTTCCAAGGCGAAGAGTAAATGCGCGATCTTGCCCGAGCGTATCGACGAGTACATGGTAATTGGTTGGTGATGAATCAATAGCCGACAAAATCGCATCGCGAATCGGTGCAATATTTAAAACAAATGGTGTTTCTCTTCCGGGCTCCGATACTTCAGAGAAAGTCGCGAATTCACCGGTTATTGGATGTGCTGCAACAGGCGCTGAAAACATGATCGGAATCGCGCGATATTCGCGCACAACAAAGCAAAATGAACACATCCGAAATGTATGCTCCATTGTGCAAATGATCTCTTTCGGTAATCCAAGGTTGCGATATACGCCAGAATCGCGAATGTTGCCATACGTCAACCATACATAATCACCATTCAACACATAACGCAAAACGTATCTTTCTGCGCGAGTTTTATCGCATACTTCC